GATGAGTTACCAGATCCAGCAGAGGTCTTTGCTAAATAATGAACTCTATACTTCATAAAGTTCAGTTATACTTAGACAAAGCAACTAAAGATGCTGTAAAAGTTGATAGTAAACTTGTTGAAGAGTTCGGTGAGGCGTGTAAAAACGCCTTGCTAAAACAGTTTGCTGAACCTAGAAAAGAAAGAAAGTCACCTAGAATGAGTAGTATAGGTAGACCATTGTGCCAACTTCAAATGGAAGCTAAAGGTATTAAAGGAGAAGGTGCACCATACAATTCTAAAATGAGAAATACGTTTGGTGATTTGATAGAAGCATTAGCTATATTTGTAATGAAATCAGCAGGAGTTAATATTGAAGATGAACATAAAAAAGTACAGTACGAAAAAGATGGAACCGTTATTGATGGTGAATATGATACAAAAATTGATCAAAAGATATGGGACATTAAAAGTGCCTCACCATATTCGTTTGAAAAAAAGTTTGGGGAATCTGGAGGTTTTGAAGCAGTTGCAGAAGACGATGCCTTTGGTTATGTACCACAAGGTTATTTATATTCAGAGTCATTAAAACTTCCGTTTGGTGGTTGGATTGTTGTTAATAAATCTACAGGTGAGTGGACTGTTTGTGAGACACCTGTTGCTGATAATGAGTATAGAATTAAAGCATTATCTTTAGCAATTAATAATGCTAAAGCATTAAAAAATAATGAACCATTTAAAAAATGCTATGAAGATATAGAGGAAACTTTTCGTAGTAAAAAAACTGGTAATAGAGTTTTGGGCACAGTATGTTCTTTTTGCCCATACAAACTTCCTTGTTGGGGAAGCAAAGTGCAATTGTTGCCACAGCAACAGTCGCAAGGCAAAAACCCTAAGTGGGTTTGGTATACTGAAGTAAACAATCCGAGGAAAGATGAAAGTACGCAGTCGGAAAGCTAAGGGTCGTAAACTTCAAGATTGGGTAGAGAGTAGTCTAAGGGGTCTATTTTCTACCCTGACCAATGATGATATTAGAACTGCTATCATGGGCGAGAGTGGTGCAGATGTTAAATTATCCCTTAAAGCTAAAGAAATTTTTCCATTCGATATTGAATGTAAAAATGTTGAAACATTTAAAAATGTTTACAGGGCATACGATCAAGCAAGTAATCATGGTAATTTAGAACCATTATTATTTATAAAAATAAATAGGCAAAAGCCTCTTGTAATATTTAGTGCTGAACATTTTTTTAAAATTATTGGAGAACAAAATGTCAAAAAAGAAAAAAATATTTACAATAGATGATGCTATAAAAGTTATCATAACACCTTGGGATAAAGGGTTTAGTTGTGGTATACTATTTGGTAAAAATGCAAAAGACTTAGAGTTTGAAGAAGATATATGTGCAATTATTGCTAGGGGTATGATTAAACATGCAACACTAGATCCGCATACTACATATTTGCTTGGCTTAAAAGGCTTTGCAGAAGACAAAGCAAAAACAACAATAGACGATGTTTCTATTCCATTGCCAAATGAAGATGCAATATTTGATGATGAAAACGTTATAGATTTTTTAGAAGCATTAAAGAGAAAAAAAGATAGGGAGTTAAACTAATGGCAACGCATTTAGTTATAGGTGATCCTCATTGCACACCTGGTACAAGCAATGAAAGATTTTTATGGGCAGGTAGAGTGGCTAAAGATATAAAAGCTACTCATGTAATATGTATGGGAGATTTTTGTAGTGTAGATTCGCTATCATCATACGACAAAGGTAAGATGTCTTTTGAAGGTAGACGTTTTAATAAAGATGTTGAACATACAGAAGATGCACTTGCAAAATTTAATAAAGGTTTGGGTAGTTACAAAGTTAAAAAAACTATGATACTAGGTAATCATGAAGATAGAATCGACAGAGTTGTACAAGATAATCCAGAGTTAGAAGGCACAATATCTATCTCTGGTTTAAACTATAAAAAATTTGGATGGAAGCAAGTTCCATTTAAACAAATTAAAGTTATTGATGGTGTGCATTATGTGCATTACTTACCCTCTGGAGTTATGGGCACATCTATATCTGGTGAAAATGTAGCAAGAACTATTTTAAATAAGCATAAAGTTTCTGCTACAGTGGGCCATTCACATTTATTAGATTATGCAATATCAACTACACCACTAGGTAAAAAATTACATGCTTTATGTGCTGGATGTTACTTGACTCATAAAGAAAGTTATGCTAAAGGTACACAACACTTATGGTGGAGTGGTTTAATTATGAAATACAATGTCAGTAATGGGTCATATGATTTAGAAACAATGTCTATTAAACAGGTTAAAAAATTATATGGTTGATAATGTAAATTCACCGAAGCATTACTTGCAAGGTAAGCGTGAAACTATAGAAGTCATACAAGATTATATGACTAGAGATGAATTTGTCGGTTATTTAAAAGGAAATATTTTAAAGTATGTTGGCAGATTTAAATTTAAAGGTAATCCATTAGAAGATTTAAGAAAATCAAAATGGTATCTAAACAAACTAATACAGGAGGTAGAAAAGTGGGAGCAGTAAAACAATGTCTAACAGAAGTTGAAGATATTATCTCTGAATGTATGGGAGATAAACTAAATCTTTCAGAAACAGTAGAGTATTGTAAACAACAATTTAAAAAAAAAGGTGTGTACAATCCATATCTTACTGATAAAAAATTAATTAAAAAAATATATTTATCTTGGACAAGGGAGGTTGTAATATAATGACAACAGCAGTTAGATTAAATGCTTTTTTTGATGCATTGGTAAAAAGATACAATGCAGAAATTGCAGAAGCAAGGGCAACAATAAATGTATACTTAGAAAATCCTGTAGCTATAGGGGAGCATCCACAGTTTATTGATGAGATAAATAAACAACTAAATAAATGGTCTGATGCTCGTGATAAAATAAAAATAATAATGGAGTATTACAATGACAATTAATAACACAAATTTAAAAGAAAAAAAGTATGTATTACCATCTAGTATTTTAAAAGAATTATTTAAATATTTAATGGCTAAACCATATGGAGAGGTAGCAAATGTTATGGGAGCACTTGCAAAATTAACAGAAATAGAGGAGAGTACGAGTAATGTCGGAGAAAGAGAAAACAAAAAAAATACCAGATAGTATAAAAAATCATGTGGGCTTATTGTTTGAATTAAAAATTGGACTTGGTGCTAATAACAATATAGTATTAGATTATGGAGGCAAGCCTGTGGGTAAAATTAGAGAAGCACTAAAAGATTATAAATATCATGGCAATATGTGTGCAGCAATTATAAATCATTGTAATGTGGTAGGTAAAAAACTTGAAGAAGATATTAAAAAATTACTTCAAACAATTTAGTTGGAGACATAATTTTATTATGGATTTTGCAGAAAAATTAAATTGTAAATTAAGTAACTGGTTTTGGAATGTTAGGTGGTCAGATCGTAGACATTATAACAGCCAAAAAAAAAGACGCTCATAGGGTGGTTTGAGTCCACCGAGCGTCTTGTGTTGCCTTGGGGGAGAGGGTGTAAAAACCCTCTCCTTTTAATTTTTAGGGGGTACCCTAGGTACCTAAAAGTAAAAAGAGGGCACTCTACGGCCTTCTCAGAGCCTTTTTTTTCTAGTAATTAGTGTCAGAACCCATGATTCCTTGCATCTGCTCATTCATAGGTTTTGATTTAGGTATCATTCTATTTGTCTGCATCATAGGTTTTACTCTAGTATTATATACACTTGATAGTACCCCTGGGTAGTTTTCATTCTCCGAATAAGGTGTTAGTGTTTGAAAATTTTTAGATAGTGACTCATCTTTTTCAATACTATCTCTAAACTTTTCATAAATAGGACTAGTTGATACTAGGTTTATAAAACCTCTTATGCTGTCTTCACTATCTTCAAACTGTCTAAGATTTGCACCACCTGATGTGGTTAAAAACGGTTGGTCTCCAACTGGTTTTATTCCAAAAAAATTATTAGCTTCTTCAGCTGTTGGTGCACCTTTAAATTTAAAGTTACCTGTTTCTGCAATTGCTATAGTAGTAATTAAAGAAGTAGGTATTTTAGATTCAAGAGAATTTTCTGGATAAGTTTTTTTAACTCTATCCACTGTCTCTATAAAATTTTTAGTTGTATTTGTTTCTGCCATAGTAATATGTATAAAAATTATTGTACTAACAATTCCAA